TAATAAAAAGCACTAAATGGTCAGAAAAAAGTCAAAATTTAGACACATTTCAATTTCTAACAAGAAGTACTACTTTTATGAGATTAAGTGGTTTGATATTCTAGGAGATTCAGGCCATGCTGGAATTAAAGAATTTGATTTAATGAAACCAGCTTTAATGACAACTACAGGATATGTATATTCTAAAGATAAAAAACATCTTAAAACTTTTGCTAGTTATGATGAGAGTGAGGAGTCTTTTAGCGATAGAAATGTCTTTCCTATTGGTTGCATAAAAGAAATGAAAAAATTGGAGATATAATGAAAATAGAAACAGCAGATATAAATACTATAAAACCTTATGAGAACAATCCGAGAAAATTAAAAGATTCAGCTATTGATAAAGTTGCCATGTCTTTAAAAGAATATGGCTTTAGACAGCCTATTGTAGTTGATAAAGATAGAATTATTGTTGTAGGCCACACTAGGTATAGAGCCTCTAAAAAATTAGGCTTTAAAGAAGTACCAATAACTATTGCTGACAATCTTACACCTGAACAGATAAACGCATATAGAATAGCTGATAATAGAACTGCCGAAGAATCTGAATGGGATAGTGAATTACTTAAAATGGAAATAAAAGATTTAGAAGCTAAAGATTTTAAATTAGACTTATTAGGTTTTAATGAAGATCAGCTAAATGATATGTTATTCGAGGAAAAACAAGGTTTAACTGATGAAGATGAAGTACCAGAAGCACCTGAAGAACCTATATCTAAACTAGGAGATATTTGGAAACTTGGTAATCATAGAGTTATGTGTGGGGATAGCACATTTATAGATAATATTGATTTAATTACTAAAAAAGAAAAAATAGATATGGTTTTTACTGACCCACCTTATAATATTGATTATCAGGGAGTAAAAGATAAAAGAAAAATTAAAAATGATAAAATGGATGATGAGTCTTTTGTAGATTTTCTAACTTCATCTTTATTGGGTTGCGAAACTATGTATGTATGTTGTAGTTGGCAATATGCTCATTTATTTAGAGAAGCCATGACTAAAATAGCCAGAAAACCTAAAGCTATGATTATATGGGATAAAATTAATCCAGCACAACATTTAGATAAATATTTTAAACAGCACGAAATTATATATTATTATGGAGATTTTGGTGGTCAAAAAACATTAAGAGGAGATGTTTGGAATCTTAAAAGAAAAAAAAATACATTACATCCTACCATGAAGCCTGTTGAATTAATTACTATGGCACTAGAAGATCAAAAAGATAAAAAAACTGTTTATGATGGATTTTTAGGTTCTGGTAGCACTATAATTGCTTGTGAAAAAATGGATAGAATATGTTATGGTATGGAATTAGACCCTAAATACTGTGATGTTATTATTAAAAGGTGGGAGAACTTTACAGGATTAAAAGCAGAGTTGGAAAATGGACAAAAATAAGGCAAATATGACTGAAAAAAGAAAAGGTGCTGGTAGGCCTAGAATAGTTATAGATATAGAAATATTAAAGAATCTAGCCTCTATTGGCTGTCCCGACTATGAAATAGCTAGTGTATTGAATGTATCAGCTAAAACACTTAGAAGAAATTATGCAGATATTATCGACCAATCAAAAGAAAAGGGTAAAGCTAGTCTTAGAAAAAAAATGTTCGATAAAGCTATTAAAAAAGATAATACCCATATGCAGATTTGGTTAAGTAAAAACTATCTAGGTATGAAAGATAGAACACAAACTGAATCTATTGTTGAGCCTTTACCATTAATAATAGACGCAAAAGCAGATGAGGTAGATGGCTAAAAAAAAAGGTAATCTATTTGGTGCAACTATCGAATACACTAAAACTGAAAAAGGAACTTCTATTGGTAGACGACCAATAACAAGTACATTAAATAAACATAAACGAAGACAACAAGGAAAAGGAAAATATCGTGGACAAGGTAAATGAAATTGGAGAGAATACATTTTTAAAACTAAGACAGCAGAGAGATCAAGCAAGATCAGAATGTGATCAAGCAAAAATTCAAAGAGATGTAGCTTTAAGAAAATTAAATAAGGCTTTACAGATCGCTAAAGATTTAAGAAAGTTGGTGGAGAGTGGACAATAAACGAAGTAACTTTTATCCTAATGGAGAGATAATAGATTATTCTCTACCACAATCATTTACTAAAGCATTAAAAGGAAATAGCTGTGGAGATTGTGGACTCTACAGTAACAAAAGATCATTCTGTGGTAGGTGGGGAAGTAAGGGTGTTAAAGATACTTATGTTTGCCACGAATGGAGAAAAAGACACTTTAAGAGATAAAACTTCAAATTTAGAATGTTGTGTGATATTTATGCAACATGGCTAAATATAAAAATAAAACTGTAAAACTTAACAAACCATCAAGGGGAGATGTTAAGAAGTTTAAAGTATTTGTAAAAGACAAGAGTTCTGGCAGAGTTAAAAAGGTTAATTTTGGCTCTAAAGAAATGTCAATCAAGAAACATATTCCAGCAAGAAAAAGATCATTCATGGCTCGTATGGGTGGAGTTCTTAAAAAGGTAAGAGGCCAAAAAACTCTATCTCCAGCATATTGGAGTATCAGAGCATGGCAAAAAGGATTCAAGGTATGATTGATAATATGATCTACAGATTGTTTGGAATGGTAGATAATTTTATGGGTTATCTGTTTGATAGGTTTGTATCTGATGCACCCAAGAAGAAGAAGAAAAAATGAGAGATACTAAAGTTTTAGAATCTTTCAAAAAACACGCAGAAAAGAAGTTAAAAGAAATGAGTATATTTAAGAACCTAAAAAAAGAAGTAGATCATGGTGCTAATGGTACTCAACAGTATGTAATTAAAAAAGGTATTAACAAAGGTAAAGTTGCTAAATGAGGTTAAGTATGAATTATTATTTTACAGGGATATTGATTATTCTATTCTGTTTATTATGCTTAATTCCACCAGCATATCCTGACAGTACACAAACTAATACGTCAGGCTCTAATACTGCAATCGAGGGTGGCTATACTTCATCATCTAGTACAACCTATCAATCAGGTTCATCATCAAATACTACATCTACTTCTACTAATCATTCTAATGTTAAATCTGCACCACCTACAGCATCTGCACCATCATTCTCTGCTCAATCTCAAGATGTTTGTGCAACAGGAGTATCAGTAGGTATTCAAACATTTGGAACAGGATTCTCTGGTGGCAAAACTAATAGAGATATGAACTGTGAAAGAATTAAATTAGCAAAAGTATTATATGACTTTGGAATGAAAGTAGGCTCTGTTGCTTTACTTTGCCAAGATGAACGAGTCTTTGAGGCTATGATAAATGCTGGTACTCCATGCCCTGTAGATGGCAAGATTGGAAAAGACGCATTAGCCATATGGAATAAGTATGACCATGAAAGACCAGATTATGAAACTTATGTAAAACGAATTAAGAAAAGAGAAAAAATTGATAAAAAAATTAACAAAGAAGAAGCTAAAAAATTAGAACTACACACTAAATGATTTGGTTAATAGTATTTATAGGAGTAATGGCATATGCAGTATATCGTATCAATCGTTTTGTTGATGATGTCAATCCTTACAATTTCAGCCGAAGAAATAACGACAAATAACCTAATCACAAATGGCAACTTTGAAACAGGAAATACTAATGGCTGGACTACCAATGGAGATGTTCAAGTCTTAAACGATTGCTGTACACTTAATAATGTTGCTAGTAATTACGATTTAGAATTTGGAGATAGTGGCTCAATAGAACAACAGTTTAATTTAACTACAGATACCATAACACAAGCTATGTTAGATAATGGTATTACATTAAATAGTACAGTTGAAGTACAGAATGGAGAATGTGGTGTAACTGGTTGTTGGGGTGGTAGTGGTAATGCTGACACATTTACAATTACATTAAAAATAAAAGACTCTGATGGTAATGTATTAGCCACAAGTACAAAGATTAGAACTAATGTAACTAATATTAATGGTGCTAACTTTACAGATTCACTTACATACAATGGTCAAGACTCTAATCTAGGTAATCTTAATATTGCTGGAACTGATGCTAACGCACCCTCTAATCTAGGTGGTGCAAATGTAGATAATATCGTTGTTACTATGACTTATGATAACGAAGTTATATCTAATGAACTTATTGCAGAAATAGAAAATGTATTTGAGGAACTACAAGAGGAGATATTTAAAAAGGTAGAAATAAAACAAGAATTTAAGTTTGAAGAAGAATTTAAAATAGTACAAGCACCACCAATGAAAGAAGAAATAGAGATCAAAGAATTTATTGAGATGATAACTATGCCTGAAAAAGAGCCAGAGATAATGGAAGAAATGCCTCAAGCTGTAGAAGAAATTATAGAAGAAAAGCCAGAAGAAGAAATAATTACAGAAGAAATAATCAAAGAGGCTAAAGAGGAGATGCCAGAAGAAATAATCGAGGAAGAACCAGAACAGATCGCAGAAGAAACTAAAGAGGAAGAAGTTATCGAGGAAGCACCAAAGGAAGCTAATGAAGAAGCACCTAAAAAGGAAGTTAAAACAAAGGTAGCAAGTAAGAAAACTAAAAAGCCAAAGATAGATAAGATTATGGCCAAAGTAGATGCCCAGATTAAAGATAGTGCTAAGAACTTGACTATCAAAAACATAATAAAACTAGATGCTATGCAAAGCGATCAAGCCTCATTAACAGCCTATAACAATGTGGAGTTTTACAAGCCAAAAGATATTTATTTGAAACAAATAGAGATATTTGATAATAGGTCTATATATGCAGATGTTGATTTAGTAAAATATACTGCTAATGATATAATGGAAGTTAAGATAAAAAAGCTAAATGAAATTAAGTCAAAGAAAAGACTATTACTTTTAGAATTACAGGAGTTAAAAAATGGTTAAAAAAATACAAGACAATCTAACAAACATAGTAGTGGTGTTAGGTCTTATTGCATCTATTGGTGCTGGATTTACAAAGTTTGCTAATATGGAATCTAGTATAGAACAATTAAAGAACGCAACTGCACCTGATACTACAGGCATTGAAACTAATGGATTTGCAATATTAGATATTAATAAGGAGATAGCTTTAATCGGAAAAGAATTAGAATCACATGGTCATAACAACGATCACTCACATGACAATTCTGCTATTAAAATATTACAAAAAGAAATAGAAGTTTTAAAGCTAGAAATACAAGAGTTAAAAGAAGCATCTAAAAACCCATTAAGCTAATGAAATTTATATTGGCTTTTAGTATCTGTTCAGCAATTACAGGATATTGCAATACTACTATGACAATCGATAAACAATTTAATACATGGTCAGAGTGTGTTATTGGTGGAAGTCAATTAACTATTGAATATGCAAAAAGACAGGAAGAAAAAATAAATAAGGATAAATTATATATTACTTATTTTTGTAATGAAAATATCCCTGACAAAACCCCAGCTTAAAGTAAGTAGTTCAGAAGCTAGATTCAGAGTCTTAATATCAGGTCGTAGATTTGGTAAAACGTATTTAGCTGTAACTGAAATGATGAAATATGCTTGTCAGCCAAATAGAAAGATTTGGTATGTAGCACCTACATTTAAAATGGCCAAAGAGATTGTATGGGGAACTCTTAAAGAAATGCTAAATCAATTTAATTGGATTGAGGATATTAACGAAACTACAATGACAATAACTATTAGAAAAACTAATAGTCAAATATCTTTAAAGGGTGCAGATAACTATGACTCATTAAGAGGTACAGGGTTAGACTTTTTAATATTAGATGAATTTGCAGATATAGATAAACGTACTTGGTACGAAGTATTGAGAGCTAGTATATCTGATAGATTAGGCCATGTACTATTCTGTGGTACACCAAAGGGATATGGTAATTGGAGTTATGAATTATATTTAAAAGGTAAGCAAGACAATGAATGGGATAGTTTCCAATATACAACTATTCAAGGTGGTATGGTATCGCCAGAGGAAATAGAACAAGCTAAACAAGATATTGATATAAGAACTTTTCGTCAAGAATTTGAGGGAACTTTTGAAAACTATGCTGGTAGTGTTTATTATAACTTCCACCCTGTAGATAATGTTGTTAAACGACAGATAGATTGGGAAAAGCCTTTACATATAGGAATGGACTTTAACGTTGACCCAATGTCAGCTTGTGTAGGGCAAATAGAAAAAGATAAAGTTTATTTTGTAGATGAGGTTATTATTTATGGAAGTAATACTGACGAAATGGTGCAAGAGTTAAGAGATCGTTATGGTACTAAGATTCCAATATTTAT